ATTACTGTAGCTCAGTCTTTTCAACTTGGAGGTTTATGATCTTGTGGACCACCACGACTAGCAAGTGTGTCAACAGGCTTTTGTGTTTCTATAGAAATAATCCGTTGTTCATCAAACACCATTTCTTTGGGTTCTCCGTCATGCATTGTTTCCAATCCAATGCGAATACAACCATTTAGATATTCGTAACGTCCTACAGCAACACCTTCCCAACCTGTAATTGAATCCTTGTATCTATCTCCAAGAACTACCTGCATGATTCCACCTTTCTTCATGTAGTCCTACTAGCTTTGTTCCTTCGTGGCAATTTTCCTTCGGTGGTGAGCCACATACAGGACAAGTAATAGACCAAACACAATGCTCTGGATCAACGCAATTACCACAGCTAGTACATAGTTTTGTTTCGATAGAAGAATCCCAATCACAATCATCATTACGACAGTACCCACCATCAAGTCTAGTCCCACAGTCACAATAGTTAGAGGCTTTCGGAAAGCTGGACTGTTTCCGTTCTGATTCAAGTTCTGATTCATCTTCGATTACCTCAAAGTCAAACATTAGTGAATGAAACTATAGGAATCTATAACAAACCACTGACCTTGTGAGTCCAGTTGATATTTAACTATCATTCCATGCTTTAATTCAATAGTTGTAGTACATTCAATTTTGTCATCAAGATCAATCTCAACAGTTACTCTAGCACCCTTCTTAAACTCGTCTGCATGGTTCCCAAAATACTCGGCAATACCTGAACCTAGAGCTGCTAGCTCAGGAGGTACACTAATAGGTGGTTTACCAATTTCCATTATCTATCTCGATTCGTTTCATAGCCGTCTGCCAACATTCCTTGCCAATCACTACCATCATCGGCAGCAATACATGGAGCGCGGAATGCACAACGTAGGCAAGAATTGGCACCTGTAGGACTAGGCCAAATCTTGATTTCGGGATTCAGCATTTCTTCGGCAATCATTCGGAGTTGCTCACCCGCATTTAAAATCTCATGTTCGTTTCGATAGACAGGTTCGCGAATGATGAATAGCTTTTCACCTTGATCAATCAGGTATTGGTAGTAAGCCTGTGCCTTCTCATTATCCTGAAACCACATCTTAATCTCAGGACGAGACAATACTAGCTCTTGGAACAATTCCGCTGATGTACCTTCTTCCGAACGATTCAGAGAAGGATAGCCACTTTTCAGAATCGACGGAGGCTTAGGATAATTCTTTCGTAGTGCATTTACAACTAGCTTGGTGATAGGCTTATCCGACCAAGGGAAGTCGTGCATCTTTGCTTCTTCATTTGTTGCCCACAAGTAGTTAGTAGCCTGTGGGTCTTTCTCGTACTTCAAGAAGTAATCTTCGTCAACTCTAGCAGCCGTCTTGTTTTCAAGAATTCCGAAATGATCACGTTCCGGCCACCAAATTACTTGATCTCTTTTACCTCTGGCATGAACTTCCAATCGCTTTCCGACGTTAGGCGAATCTTCCCTTTGATCCACAACCTCAAAACCGAGAGGAATAGAATAAGTAGACTCAACAGCGACGACTTCAAAATCATCCTCTCTCTCTGCATAGTCCTTGTAGAATGTCAGCATCCCGATACCCAATTCCCTATGAATCTCAAATTCTTCTTCAATAGGGTCAGGAAGTAAATCTTTCAGACCTGTGATTTCGTAATGAGGTTGAGCTAATCCACCCTCAATTACGATATCCTCGTTGAATGGAACAATTCTAGGATGAATGTCATAGGTGCGTTCCAACCATTGAGGACCAACAATCCCACCTTCCCATTGGAAGTTAAACCATGTTAGGAAGGCTTCTACAGGATCACGCTTTAGAATAGGATGGTACATCTGTTCAAGTGCGTAATGAACACCTGTACCGAACCACATTGGAAAGTTGATACCATAGATATCAACTCTGTGGCGAAGATTAGTTCTTGTAGGAGACGACCAATCCCAATATCGACGGCAACGATTGAAGTTTGCAACGTCGCTTGTATGGATTGGGATAATCTCCCACTTGCTTGGAATCGAAGGATTGCCAAGCTGCAATTCTACGCTACTGCTCACTTTTCTCTACCCCCCATATTTCTTCAAACGTCGCTATATGGACTTGAAGAACAGTCACCCTATCACAAAACCTAGTATAAGTCAAGGTCAAAGCTGGCCTCATCGCACTCTTTCATTCATCAGGATTTCGTATTCCTCTTTGGTGATCTGGCCTCTTCGCATTTTATCATAGTGTCGATCTCTGCATGAATGACAATCAGCCGTCATATTTCGGAAAGGCCCACCACAACCAGGACAGTTACCTAGTACGCCATTGTTCCTTTTGTCATTCCAAACTCTAAGCTGGTAGGATTGTCCTTCTTCTGTCTTACGTTTCAACGAAGTTAGTTCAAGAAGAACCTTTCTAACTTTGGCCTTCTGTACATGCTTCGTTTCACGGAACAATACATGCTTGATATGGCCTCTGGAAACTCCTGCTCTCTTAGAGAGTTCCATGATACCGATTCGGTTGATAGCTTCAAAGTATAGAGGACGTATCTTTTCAACTTCAACGTATCCTTGATGGGAACCAGGAGACTTGAGTTTATCCCAATTAGTGCATAGCCTACACCTAGAACTCAGTTGGCCTACTTGCTTACCTGTTTTATTCTGAAAGAAGTATTTTTGTGTAGCAGGTAGCCATACTAGACCATCAGGTTCTTCTGCATGAGCAGGACCAGTACACTTCTTATGCCACCGGCCTTCTACTAACTTGTAGGTGCCATTAGCAATCTGTATCTTAGTGGGAGTCATTCTCTACTTTTATGCTACCGTTGGGATAGATGATATAGATGGGAATACCCTTCTTGCGTGCGCGACGAATAGTCGCCCATGTTCCTGATCTCATTTCCTCTAACCCATCAGGGGTTGCTATGAGAATGCTAACAGCATCTACAATATCCTGATTCCTCATCATATAAGGTTTAGGCTCATAACTAACATCGGTATCACGGAAAGCACGATACCGAGGATTATCAGGAGGATGAACATGCACAATAGGAACACGCTTGCGAGAGCTATGCTTCATAGCTTGATGGAACCACTCGTCACTACCAATACAGTCACCATGATGAACATTCTGAGGATGAATCACGAGAGTTATCAACGTATTCACCGCAGCTATCTGATTGATAGTAGGAAAGCCCTCACGCCTTGTTCCAGTGAAACCTAAATGTTCAGGATAAGCCGGGTTTGTATAACTAGGAGATTTCATAGCAGTAGGAGTCATCCCTCTAGTTCAAAGACGTATCGAAGATTGAATTCAGGAGTAACATGTAAATTACAGTAGGCTTCCCGTCGATTCATAAAGGGTGATTCATCTACAACAATCCAGTACCGGCGACCATCTTTATCAGAATCAGGATGCTTTGCTAGGATTCTAAGTCGTCTGTAAACTTTTCCATTTATATACGAAATCCATCTTTGATTAACTTCAATAGGAGGATCATTCTCTTTAACCGCTATCTGTGTCTTTCTGAATTTACTATTTACTACAATTTCTACACGTACTTTATCATCACTGGATGCCATCATCTTCATCTTTCTGTTCGGGACCAAATACAGCATTGAACCACTTACCCTTAACACTGAGCAAGTTACTGATTCTCTGGTCGATTGAGTTAACTGCATTGATATAGATAATCTCAGGCACGTTTTCCTGTCCAGGTCTGTATACACGACCTACTGCCTGCATCATGTTCTTAGGTGACCAGTCTCTATCTAGGAAGATGAGATACTGAGCCGGCGTCAAGTTAATCGACTCCCCACCTAGCTGTAGTGTGGACATAAAGACTCTATGCTCACCCTTTGGAAACTCATCATGCCAGAGACGGTAGCGTTCTTGTTCACTATGACTAGCCTGTAGATGAATGTATGGAATCTCGGCCTCTTTAAACCTCTCTTCAAGTAGCTTAAGTGGGTCCTTGAAGCTACTGAATATTACGACCGGACGCTTAACTTCATCATCCCATCGAATCTCATCGAGTAGTTCCATTACCTTATCAAGCTTAGAAGATGGTTCAACTAGCTCAATCTCAACTTTCATTCTCTCGTTCTCTTCATCATAGTAGCGACGAGTAACCTGTGGGGTTGCCACGGAAATCTGCCTCATTCTGTTAAGAGCGGAGAGTACGTTAGGTGACGTAATTGGCTCACCCTTCTGATCTAGCGTATACAGTTCATTCTTAATTTCCTCAAACATGGTACGCTGAACAGACCCTAGCTGTACTGTCTCAGTTTTCTCAATCGGGCTACCAATGTTAGGATGGACTTCTGCCATGAAATGTCGTGCCCCAAGATTCTTCTGAATCGAGATAAATTCCTCTAGCTTCTCTTCTTTGATACCGAGAATAGTTCTCATTCCTGAACGCTCATCAAAGTATTCATCACAATACTCTTCACGGAAGGCCCAGTAGCTAGGCCACTGTTTCTTATTCAAGAAATGAAGCAAACTCCACAATTCATCAGGACGATTGACAAATCCCGTCCCCGTCATAATATGCTTATGGAGTCCTTTCAGTCTCTTGATCTGACGAGTCCACTTAGTATCAGGGTTCTTAATCCTGTGTGCCTCATCAACTAGAATGTTAGTCCACTCCAATTGCATGAGATACTTGGCAGTTAGACCAAGACGCTGTTTCTCATCCTTACCCTTACGAGGGGTAAAGACTTCATAGTGAGCAAGGAAGATAACATGATCTCCCTCGCGCTTAATATCTGTCATCTTAGTAGGAATCTTCAACTCAGCAATCTTCTGATAAACATTGCTCATTCCTACAATGTACAGACTATGGTTGATTCTGACCTTGGGAAGAGTGTCATAGTATGGACCCTTACCCATACTTGACGTAATGATCAAACTGATAGGAGTTTTCCCGTCATTCTGTTCCCTGTACTGCTTTGCACGTTGATCAAGAAGCCACAAACCTGTACTAGTTTTAAAGCAACCCATTTCTGACCAGTCGGCAGAATAGGTTTGTTCCTTCTGTACAATCTTTTCGATATCACTTAGTTGCCAATCCTGTGGCTCCCAGACAATACCATCATCTACGTCCAGTGGTTCAAATACAAGATCGGTCATTTTGTTTATTCCTTTAGCTCATCACGCACTTGCATTAGCAGCTTACCTAGATGATTCTCTCCAATCCAACTATCTGTTCCTGGTACTTGTACCATACCCCAATAACGATCCATCCATGTATTACCCTCTACTAGAATAGCATCCTCTGTAGCAAGTAGCTTTTCTTTGAATGACGGGAGAGCAAACTTATAGCGCAATCCTTTAAGCATTGCTTCAAGTCTGATATCATCCCAATCAAACCACCCTATACGTGAATTACCTATAGTCTTTGCTGTTCTAGGAGTCTTAGCTTTAGCAACATCTAACGCATCCTTTGGAGTTGGCATTTTACAAGCCTGGAAGAAGTGTTCAACTGTATTGAACTTAAGCTCAATATCGAGCCTAAGCAAAGTACCAGTAAACTTACTATGGCTAAAGTTTGAGAGGAATCTATACTCCCCTCGGAATGAGTTGATAATGTCTGTCATTAGTTCACCCACCAGTATTTATCGTATCTAGGATCACGATTAGCTTTCCACCATAGCTGAATAGTTCCTATGATAATGTAACCTAGTAACCATAATACAGCTAAAGGCAGTATTAAAAACGGTATTAACAGTATAACTACTATGTAGCCTAGAAATCTTACTACTGCCAT